AGCAGTTGCAGAACATCCAGTTGGAGATCAACAAGCTCCTGTGGGTAATTCAGCGCAGTTTCCATCTGGCCGGCTCGTTTAAGGTGTTCATTGAGAACGGCAGCAAGGTCGTGAAGGAGCACCTGAACAACGACGTGGGCAGCATCATCAACTACACGGGGACGCCGCCGCAGTACGTGGTGCCTCCGATTGTGGCGCCCGAGGTCTTTGCTCACCTCCAGAACTTGATCAACAAGGGGTACGAGCAAGCGGGCGTGTCGCAGCTTGCTGCCTCGAGCCTGAAGCCCGAGGGCTTGAACAGCGGTCGCGCCATCCGCGAGTACAACGACATCCAGACGGATCGCCTGCACGTTCCGGCCAAGAGCTACGAGCAGATGTTCATGGACGTGGCGCGGCTGTCGATTGAGGTCGTGAAGATGATCGCCGCCGAGGACAAGGGCTACGAGGTCCGAGTCCCCGGTCGCAAAACGATCCAGATGGTTGAGTGGAAGGACATCAAGCTGTCCGACGAGGACTACGTGATGCAGTGCTACCCCGTGTCGTCGTTGCCGAGCGATCCTGCGGGCCGTTTGCAGACGATTCAGGAGTACGCACAGGCCGGCTTCCTCTCGCCGCGTCAGGCTCGTCGTCTGCTGGACTTCCCTGATCTCGACCAGGTGGAGAGCCTTGCCAACGCGGAAGAGGACTATCTGACGATGGTCTTCGACAAGATCGTGGACGAGGGCGACTACACCTCGCCGGACCCGCTGGACGACTTGCAGTTGTCCAAGCAGTTGTGCCTTGAGTACTACGCTAAGGGGAAGGCCAACAACCTGCGCGAGGACCGGCTTGAACTGCTGCGTCGGTATCTGGCGCAGATCAACGAGATTGAGCAGGCGATGCTGCCGCCGCCTCCGATGATGCCGCTGCCGATTCCTGGAGCGACCGGAGAGCCGCTGGCACCGCCGATGCCGATGCAGGCTAGCGATCTTGTACCGAATGTCCCGGTACAGTAACCAAGGAGTGACGCATGGGAGTTGAGGGAGTGATGACGAATATGACCACCGGAACGGTTGGTGGTCCGGTGCCTACGCCTACGGCAGCAGAGGTGCTTGCTCCGCAGCAGGAGGCCGCGCCGGTTGAGGCGCCTGCGCCTGTTGAGGAGAAGCCCGCGCCGCCAAAGGCAGATCGCTTTGCGATGCTGGCTCGTAAGGAGCAGGATCTTTACCGCAAGCAGCAGGCGGTAAAGCAGCAGCAGCAGATGCTGGCGCAGCAGGCCGAGCAGATCCGCGCTTTTGAGCAAGCCAAGAAGCAGGCGATGCTGAACCCGCTGGACGCGCTGAAGCAGCTTGGCCTGACCTACGAGCAGATTACCGAGTACGTGCTCAACGACAACAAGCCGACGCCTAATGCCGAGGTTCAGTCGGTGCGGCAGGAGCTTGAGGAGTTCAAGCGTCAGGCACGCGAGGAGCAGGAGCGCATTCTGGAGCAGCAGCGGGAGATGCAGACCCGCGAGCAGCAGCAGATCATTGAGCAATTCCGTTCCGAGGTGAATGAGTACGTTGAGCAGCACGCTGAAAACTATGAGTTGACAAACCTTTATGGTGGTGCTCATCTGGTATCTGAGGTTATCGAAGAGCATTTCCGACAGACTCAGAAGCTGCTGACGATCCCCGAGGCAGCGAAGCTGGTGGAAGAGCACTACGAAGACCTCGCTCGCAAGAGCCTAGCGACCAAGAAGTTTGCAGCGACACAGCAGAAAGCGGCCTCACCGCAGGAAACGGCGGCGGCGGCGGCGCCCAGGATGGGACCGACGCTCTCCAACGACCTGACGGCAAGCGTGGCAGCGGCTCCGAAGTCACAGCGCACGGACGCTGATCGGATCGCGGCAGCACTTGCTCGGCTTGAGGGACGGTAACCGCGCGAACGGCAGCGACGCTAGAACGCATCCTTTCACAACCGACTGCCAACTCTCCGCTGGTAGCGCATGGCGCGCTCGACGCGGATTTGCGGACGCGCATGAGGCGCTGTCTGCGTAGGTACTCACATGGCTTGGCCTTCTGCTGGTACTCCTCCTACCCCGGCTCTTAACCAGACCGGTGGCCCCTCGTTCTCGTTTGACCTTGGCGCGGCTAACGCGGCGCTCAAGGAGCTTTACGACGACCAGAAGATCGCGAACCTGGTCTACAAGAACAACCCGTTCCTCGCGATGGTCCCGAAGATGGAGGAGTTCGGCGGCAAGTATATGCCGATCCCCCTGATCGTGAACACCTCGCAGGGCCGCAGCGCGACCTTCTCCTCGGCGCAGGGCAACCAGACCGCCGCTACGGTGGAGTCGTTTGCTCTGACCCGCGTTGCCAACTACAGCATCGCGCAGATCGACAACCAGACGATGCTCGCCAGCAAGACCGACAAGATGGCGTTCATCAACGGCGCGACCGTGGTAATCGACGGCGCGATCCGCGCTCTGACCAACTCGCTCGCCACGCAGATCTTCCGCGATGGCTCGGGCGCGATTGGTGTAGTTAGCGCCTCTTCGACGCTGGGCAACATCGTCCTTACCAATGCCTCGGACATCGTGAACTTCGAGGTCAACATGACCCTTGAGGCGCGCGATCCCTCGACCGGCACGCTGCGGACGGGTGGCCCTGCGTATGTGGTTGCCGTTAACCGCACCACGGGTCTTGTTCAGGTGTCGGGCAGCATGGGTGGCGCTGTTGGCGTTGGTCTTGGTTCGTGGCTGGCTACCACTAGCGACACCCTGAATGTCCAGGGCGATTACAACCTTGGCATCAAGGGTCTTGCCGCGTGGGTGCCCACGACGAGCCCGACCTCGGCGTCGTTCTTTGGTGTTGACCGCAGCACCGACCCGACCCGCCTCGGCGGCGTGCGCTTCAACGGCTCCTCGCAGTCGATTGAGGAGGCCGTGATCGACGCCTCGCTCCTCGTCGCTCGCGAGGGTGGCACCCCGGACGTGTGCATCATGAACTTCGCCTCCTACGCCGCGCTTGAGAAGTCGCTCGGTGCCAAGGCGCAGTACATCTCGTTCGACGGGCCGGCGAAGCTCTACTACCCCGGCATCCTGATCAACGGCGCCGCCGGTCAGATCAAGGTGTTCCCCGACCGCTCCTGCCCCGCGAAGACCGCGTACCTGCTCCAGATGGACACCTGGAAGCTGTACTCGCTCGGGCCGGCGCCCCACATCGCCAAGTACGCTGACGGGCTCGAGATGCTCCGCGTGTACAACAGCGACGCCGCTGAGCTCCGCGTGGTCAGCTACGCGAACCTCGGCTGCAACGCCCCCGGCTTCAACGCCGTCGTGCAGCTCGGCGCCTAACAACTAACTAGGCGAGGGGCGGCTCTGGCGTTTGCTGGGGTCGCCCCTTGTCCTAACAGGAGGCCAACATGGCTAACCGTACCTACAATCAGTTCGCGGGAACGCTTGAGCGCAAGGTCGTCAAGCTGTTCGCCAAGATCCTCTGGACCGGCGGCGCTCCGACGCTGGTTACCAGCGAGGTGCTGAACAGCAGCACGTCGCCCATCACCATCAACCCGTCGCAGGGGTTTGAGTCGCTCACCGACTCTGGCGGCGGCCAGTTTGTTCTTACGCTTGGCGCCAACAACGGCGGCGTTCCGACTTACGACCCGTATGTGCGTCTGCTCAACGTGTCGATGACGGCTGTGCCCGCCGGAAGCGTTGCGGCTGCGCCGATTGCTCTGGCGGTGAATAACGACAACGTGAACGGTTCGTCGGGCAATCCGTCTATCGAGTTGGTTACGGTGACGATTGACGCCAGCGCCTCTCCGATCACGGTGAGCACCAACACTGTGCCCGACAACGGCACCGTCATGTACGTCGAGCTTACGCTGTCGAACACGACCGCGTACTAACCGGAGGCTGTCATGGTGAGCGATGACAAGGCTGCGGTTGCGATCATCCTTGGGAAGATGAAGCCCAAGGGCGGCAAGCCTGAGATGAAGCCTGAGCATGGCGACGGCAAGGTGGGCCACGGTCACGCGATGAAGGCGTGCGCCGAGGATCTCCTTGAGTCGATCAAGGCGGGCGACGCTGACGGCGTGGCTGCTGCGCTGATGTCGGCCTTCCACATTGCGGACGCGATGCCGCACATGGAGGGTGTGCATGAGGACATCGGTGAAGAGGAAGAGGACGAGAGCGAGTACTAGGCTCTTGTGCTAGCGTGGCAGGGGCGCTCCGGTGTGTGCCGGGGCGTCCCTTGCCGCAGTAGGAGGTCGTCGTGGCGATCTACCCGAAGATGAGCCTGTCCGACCTCCGAGTGGCGTGCCGACAGCGTGCGGACATGGTGAACTCGACGTTCATCTCTGACGCTGAGTTGAACTCCTACATCAACGCCTCGTACTACGAGTTGTACGACCTGTTGGTGCAGAAGTACGGCAACGACTACTACATGAAGGAGTATTCGTTCCAACTCCAGGGGAACGTGTCGAGATACGACCTCCCTGACGACTTTTTCAAGCTTCTCGGCGTGGACCTGGAGATCAGCAGCGGCCCTGACGGCTACGTGTCGCTGCGCCCGTTTACGCTGGCTGAGCGCAATCGGTACTCCACCGCCAACGTGCAGACGTGGATCGGTGTGACGAACCTGCGCTACCGGATCAGCGGCAACAAGCTGTGGTTCACGCCCTCGCCGCAGACGGGTCAGACGATCCGCATCTGGTACGTGCCGCGCCTGTCGCAGTTGGTGGATCAGACCACGCTGACGGTGGCCGACCCGATTGCGGGTGACTTCATCACGATTGGCGCGACGACTCTGACCGCTGGCGCGCAGTGGACGATTGCGGCGGGCAACAACATTGCAACCGCTGCAAGCATCGCTGCTGCGATCAACGCTGCTAGCATTGTGGACGTGTCGGCTACCAGCAACGGCGCGGTTGTAACGCTGGTGCAGGATGATGCGGTTGACCTCGCGCTTGCTGTGGGCGGCTCGACTCCGCTCGGCGCCTCAACGCGGCTCCAGTTCTCGTCCAGCACGTTGAGCAACGGCTCCCAGGTCGCTGACGGCATCAGCGGCTGGCTCGAGTACGTTGTGACCGATGTCGGCATCAAGATGCTTCAGAAGGAGGAGTCCGACACGTCGGTTCTCCAGTTGCAGAAGCAGGCGCTGATCCGTCGCATTGAGGCCGCTGCTGAGAACCGCGACGCTGGCTCGCCGGCTACGATTGCTGACGTGCAGTGGACCAACGGCACTTGGCCGTTTGGTAACGGCTTTGGCGGCGGCGGTGGTATCCCGTAATGCCGACGATCAAGCGACTGTCCCGCATCTTCAGCAGCGACGACTCGCTGAACCGTTTGCAGGATCAGCTCGCTGCGGCGTTCAATCCGATCCTCCGCAACGTGCAGGGCGACCTGACGGGGCCACTTGAGAGTCCAACAGTCAAGGGTTTGCAAGGTCGCAACGTGTCTGCGGTTGCGCCTACGAGCGGTCAGTCGCTTGTGTGGAGCGGTAGCGAGTGGGCGCCTGGGTCTGGTGGTGGCGGGTTCATCACTAGTGTGCTGCCGCCGTTGACGGTTGTGTCTGGCGTGCTGTCAATCCCGCAAGCCACCTCGACGGCTGATGGCTACCTGTCGGCGGCTGACTGGGTCACATTCAACAACAAAATCAGTGGCGTTACGGCGACCTCGCCTCTGTCCGCTACGGGCACTACGACTCGCAACATTGCTCTAACGGGCGTGGTGGCGGCGGCTAACGGCGGCACGGGACTCTCGAGCCCCGGCACGATTGGCAACGTGCTGACTAGCACAGGAACGGGTTGGACAAGTTCCGCGCCTACGGCAACGCCTAGCGGCCCCGCTGGCGGCGTCCTCGGCTACACCGGCAGTACCTATCCCAACCCCAACGGATTGGCGGCGATTTTCAGCTTGTTTGATCCCCCAGGCGAAACGTACATCCGGGTCTTGAACGGCTCAGGCATGACGTACTTCCGCATGGATGACAATACAAACACCGTCACCAACGTGGACCGCAGCATCGGCATCCTTGCGGGCACGGCAACCGGCGGCTTTTTTGGCGTGGACATTCGCGGTGGAGACATCCGGGTGCGAGGCGGCACCGGATCTAGCGCGGTGTCTGGCGGTGGTGGTGGTTCTGTCTACCTGCTCGGCGGCGACGGTGGAACCGGCAACTGGTCTGGCGGCAGCGCCTACGTGCAGGGCGGTCAAGGATCGTCCAGTAATGGGCCTGGCGGCACCGCAGAGGTCACGGGCGGCACGGGGCTCGGCACGGGCAACGGTGGCCTTGTAAGGCTCAAGGGAGGCTTTGCTGGGCCTAGCGCGACCGCAGGTGGCGACGCTTACGTTGAGGGCGGCAGCGGCGGCGGTGGCCGCAATGGCGGTGATGTCTACATCCTTGGCGGCACCAACCAACTGACGAATGCTACCGGTGGAGATGTCACAATCCGTGGTGGCGATGGAACAACTGACGGCACCGTTTACGTTGGAGACAGTGTCACGGCATCGGTCAGGCTTGCGACGACCAACATTAAGACGCACGTCAACGGTCCCACGGTTCTCACGCCCAAGGCTACGCAGACAATCACGGCAGCTACGGCAGACTTTGATCCGACCACTACTTATTTGCCGTTTGACGTGACCGGCGGCAATTACACGCTGACCTCGACGCCCACCATTTTGACGGCTGGAGCGGTAGCTGGTCAGACCGTGCTTCTGCGTAACATCAGTGCAGCAAACTACATTGAGTTACAGCGCGGAGCCACGTATGCGCTTTCGTTGAGCGCGGTTACCGTCAAGATCGACATTGGCGGCGCCATGCTGCTAGTGTTCGACGGCACTTATTGGTGCGAAGTTGCGTACACGCAGACGACCACGATCTAGGAGTAGATGATGGCGACGCCCAACATGAACTTGACCTTGCCGGTGGTGTCGCAGACGCCCGGGCCAACGTGGGCGAGCGAGATCAACGCTGCGTTGACGACGGTAGACTCGCACGATCATACCAGCGGCAAGGGCGAGCTTGTTCCAGTTGCTGGTTTGAATATTGACTCAGACCTGTCGCTCGCGACGCACGCGCTGACCAATGTTGCCAAGGTTGCTTTGCTTGACCAGGCGTCGGTTGCTTCGCTTAGGTCGATCTATGCCAAGAGCGGCGACCTTTACTGGCGCAGTGGCGGTGGATCCGAGGTCCGACTGACTGTTGGTGGCGCTATTGATGTTAGCTCCGTTGGCGGCATCACCGGGATGATCCCAAACTGTTCGGTTGTTTACGATCCCAGCGCAAACACCTATACGTTTCGTGACGACTCAGCCAACTTTGCAACTCTCGTTTCTGCGGCAATCAAGTTTGGCTCGGTGGGTTCAACGTTGCTTGGTGGCGGCAATTTTGCCACTCAGTTCCCGTCTGCGCTGCCTGTTGCGGCATCGTCTCCAATCACGTTTGGGTCGTTTGTTGTCGGCACTCTTTCAAGCGGGTCTTCAGCGCTTTCGTATGTAAACGCTGCTGGTGGCATTACTCGCCCCATGCAAGCGGCTGTTGGCGAGCAGATCCAAGCTGGTTCAACGTCATACACGGCACCTAATACTGGCGCGCTGACCAACCTTAGCGATCAGATTTCCATCACCACCACCGGACGGCCTGTTTTTCTTGGAATTCGTGCAACCGGAACCGGAGCCTGTTTGAAACTGACAGCGGCAGGTAATGGTCCGTGTGGCGCTGAAATGTATTTCAATATTACCGGAACGTCCTCCGCAACCGTTGGATGGTCAACTTTTGATGTTCGCGGCCATACTGGAGAGGATTTTCGTATTCCAGTTAGTTCCGTGTCTTACCTTTGGACCCCTGCGGCCGGAACGTACACCATTCAACTTAAGGGCCGAGTGTTAACCGGCGGCTCGTATGTCAGCACAACGTTTACGGCCAATCTGATTCAGATCTATGCGTACGAACTTTAGGAGACAGCGATGCTTCAGAGGCAGAACATCGTCGTCCCGCTCGCGCAGGGCGTAGACACCAAGACTGACGAGAAGCAGGTTGAGGCCGGCAAACTCCTTGAACTGGAGAACGGCATCTTTACTCGCCTCCGCTCTATTCAGAAGCGGCATGGCAACGTTGCGCTCTCGCAGTCGATTGCTAATACGCCAGGATCTCAAGTTGAAGCCGGGATCGGACTAGCAGAGTTTGGTGATGAATTACTGCTTGCTGATGGCGAGCGCTTGTACAGCTATGATCAAGGATCAGGCAACTGGGCTGACAAAGGTCCGTACATCCATACGTTCATAACGCAGTTCCCGGTTGTAAAGGATAGTTACGAGCAGACCATGCCGGATGGCGCTACCGCTGCCAACGGGACTCAGTTGTACGCTTACGAGGACTCGTCTGCGTCGAATCTGATCAAGTACTGCGTTATTGATGGACAGACCAAGCAAACCCTTTTGGTCAGTACGACGTTGACCGCTGATGGCATCAAGCCTCGAGTGCTGGTCTGTGAGAATGTGTTTGCAGTGTACTTTGTTGAGGCCAGCAGTAATCGGCTCTGCGTTGCTACTGTCCCGCTTGCTAATCCACTTGTAACGCCGACAATCTCGTATCTGACCTCTCCTCTTCCTGGCACCAACGATACGATAAGTTTAAGCAGTCCCAACTACGATGCTTGCATCTTTAGTCCGTCTGCTGGCTCGTATTTGATTGGCGTGGCTTTCAATACCGACAACAACAATACAACCATCAGGATGTACAACTATTCGTCGCCCACGACGCAGTACTCATCTGGTGGGTTTGATGCGTACTTGGTTGGTTATCGCTCCAGGTCGATTGGTTTGTTCCCCGGCAACACCACAACTCTTGGACAACAGACGCTCAACATCGCGTTTGCTACGGACAACGATTCTTCGCCGTACACGGCATCCATCCGGTTTGACGTTGTTGACTCGTCTTTTGCCTCTCTTGGATCTGGTGTTCTTGATAGCGGCCTAGCTTACTTTGCGGCTCGGGCCATCACGGGATGCTCAACATCAAACTCTGATGGATCGTTTACTGTTTTATA